CTTGTAAAGTTTTTACAAGACCGCCCTTTCGCAACTTACGAACAACACTGGATTGAACGCCCAAAGGGTAAAAAATCTTTTGTTTGTATTGGCGAAACTTGCCCACTCTGCGATGTACTTGGTGACAAGGCTCGTGGAAAATTTGCATTTAACGTACTTGTACTTTCTGGTGGAGAACCAACAGTGCAAGTCCTTACAGCACCGCCTTCCTTAGCACGACAAATCAAGAAGGCTCATGATGATGAGCGCAAGGGACCTCTTGATAAGGAGTTCTGGGAGATTTCTCGACTAGGAACAGGACCAACGACACAATATACCCTCAACTTTGTGCGTGGTCGTGACTTAGCAGAGGAATGGAAGTTGTCGCAAGACACCGTTACTGATGCTGTAGCAAATGCTGTTTTATTTACAGCAGAAGAAGTAGTTCGTGAGACCCCTCGCTCTGAACTTCTAGAGATTGCTCGCTCAATAGCGTAGTACTTCCATAGATAAAGGGGCCTGTAATTCCGTTTCCAGGCCCCTTTATCATTAATCAGAGGGAATTTAAATGAACATCATTACAAATAAAGAACAGTTACAAAAACTTGTTGAGTTTTACTCCAAGGTAGATGGTTTTGCATTTGATGTGGAAACAGTTGGAAAAAACAGAATCCAACCTGTAGTTAATGATGTGCTGTGGATTTCTTTGGCAACAGATGGTCGCACTGATGTAATTCCTATGGGACATCCAAATGGTGATTTTTTACATTGGGATAAAGAAATGTTGTTAAGTGGTCAACGCAAACTTGCGGCTGGCAAAGAAGTTAAAGACACAGATTACTCAAAAAACCAAACAAAGTGGACTCCAGTATTTAGCACACCTCCAGACCAGTTATTACCAGGAGACGTATTTAAAGCATTAAAGCCGTTGTTCTTTAGTGACCAGTTAAAGGTTGGTCATAACATTAAGTTTGATTTGAAATCAATTGCTAAGTATTACCGTGGCGTAGTTGCAAAGAAACCTTACTTTGACACAATGATGGCAGCCTTCATCATTGATAACCGCAACCGTGGTTCGTTGGGATTAAAAGATTGTGCTGAAAAATTTTTAAAGATTAAAGTTGAAAAAGGTATTGGAGCAATGGTTGAGGTTCATTCCTTTACTGATGTTGCTCACTATTCAGGGTTAGACGCAGAGGCAACTTGGAAGTTGTACAAGTATTTATCTCCAAAGTTAGAGGGAAGCCTGGCACGTGTATGGCGTTTAGAGATGGACGTTATTGCAGCACTGTGCGACATGGAATTAACAGGTGCTAATTTAGACATGGTTGAACTACAGAACTTAAAAGACCGTTTAGAGATTGACATTGATTTATCAAAAGCCAAAGCATGGAAGTTGGCTGGTAGAGCATTTTCTATGAACTCTGTAAAAGAAAAACAGGAACTATTGTTTTCTCCAAAACCAGAAGGTCGTGGAATTAAACCAAACCTTAAGATTAAAGTAGCCCTTACTGACAAAGGACAAACTATTGTTAGAGCAGGTGAACAACTAACTATTTACCATTACTCAGTATCGGCAGAAGCAATGGAGTTTTATCGTTCTAAAGATGAGTTAGTAGATGCAATTATTGAATATCAAGATTTAAATAAGTTGATGACAACGTATGTAATGCCTTATTTGGGCGGAGAAATTACTCGCACAACAGCAGGTAAGTCTCGTGTTATAGATAAAAAATCACTTCTTATTAACGGTAGAGCGCACACCAACTTTAAATCACATGGAGCAGAAACAGGGCGTTTTTCTAGTACTGACCCAAATTTACAAAATATTCCCAGTGGTGGAGATTACGGTACGTTAATTCGTAACTTGTTTGTTGCTCCCCCAGGATACAAATTAGTAGTTGCTGATTATTCACAGATTGAGCCACGAATCATTGCATCTTTATCTCAAGACCCAGTTGCACTTGATTATTATCGTAAAGGTAAAGACATGTACACCGCTATTGGCGATGTTATGGGTGTAGAACGTAAAGTTGGAAAAATGTTAGTTCTTGCAATTTCTTATGGTGTAGGTCCTGAAAAAATTGCACGAAGCATTGATTGTTCCGAAAAAGAAGCACGAAATTTAATTGACCAATTTTCAGAAGAATTTCACGACATTATTAAATACAAATCAAAGGTAATTAGAACTGCACGAAGTAAAGGCGATATACCTTACGTAGAGACATTGCTTGGGCGTCGCAGGTATTTGCCTGACTTAAAGAGCACCGAAAATGGTCTCAAATTTAGAGCAGAAAGACAAGCATTTAATACCATGATTCAAGGTTCTGCTGCAGATTTAATGAAATTAGCGTTAGTTCGTGCACATTCTTGTTTTATTACAGAACCAGATGTGAATGTCGTATTGACTGTGCATGATGAACTCGTTACAGTTGCACGTGAAGATTTAGCAGAAGAGACAGCCGAAGCAATTCGGGAGTCAATGGAAGGTGTAAAACTTCCAGAGATTATTGTTCCTCTTATTGCTGATGTAAAAATTGTAGACAGATGGGGAGAAGCCAAATGAGTAATTCAGATTGGTGGGCAAAGCAGTTAGGAACTAATGTCCCACAACCTGCACCACGGGTTAACAACCCAATGCCACCTTCGCAACAACCAATGACTCAATATCAAGCACCGCAACAACAACCTCCTGCACCATCAAAGGCTCAAAGTGTTAGTCAAACTCAACCATGTCCTGAGTGTGGTGGTGGAAACTATATGTCTCCTAGCCAAACTGTTGCGTTGCGTTGTTACGATTGTGGTTACCCAATAAGTCAGTCAGGTTCTAGATACGGAGCATTAACTGGCGCTAAAGTAGAGGGCGCAGCAAAAGGCGCAATAGGAAATACAACAGGTGGATTTAATCCAATGCCACAAGGTTACAACTCAGATGGGACTAAGCAGTGATAAATGATGAAGCCCGCAAAGTACTCGCACAACTCAACAAAAAATTTGGAGATGGCGTCGTCGTTCTTGCGTCTGATATTCGCTCTGACATTATCCCTCGTATTACTAGCGGTTCTACTACTCTTGACTACGTTCTGGGCGGTGGTTTTCCTGGTAATCAATGGAATGAATTGGTTGGCGAACCGTCCCACGGTAAAACTGCGCTTGCGCTTAAAACAATTTCTGCAAACCAAAAATTAAATCCTGATTACACCACGGTTTGGGTAGCAGCAGAACAATGGGTTCCAGAATATGCTGCAATGTGCGGTGTAGATACAAGTCGTGTCATTGTTATTGAAACTTCTGTTATGGAAGAGGCATACCAGTCAGTTATTCAATTTGCAGAATCTAAATCTGTAGATGCCATTGTCATTGATTCATTGCCAGCACTATCTCCTGCGCCTGAAATGGCAAAAGATATGGATGAAATGACTGTAGGTCGTGGAGCACTGCTCACCAATAAGTTTTTTCGTGTTGTAGGAACTGCAATGAAACGCAGCCTTACAGAGGATGAACGACCTGTACTTGGTCTCATCATTAATCAGTACCGTATGAAAATTGGAGTAATGCACGGAGACCCTAGAACAACGCCAGGTGGAGAAGGTAAGAATTACGCATTTTTCACTCGTTGCGAAGTTCGTCGTGATGAATGGATTGAAATTGGTCCAAGTGGTAATAAAAATAGAATTGGTCAGCGAATTAAAGTTAGGACACTCAAAAATAAAACTGCGCCACCACAGCGTGTTGCATACTTTGACTTTTATTTTGCAGAAGGTGGCAACTGTGCCCCAGGAGAATACGATTTTGCAAAAGAAATTGCCAGCCTTGCAGTTGTTATGGGTTACATTGAACGCCGTGGTGGATGGTTTTACTACGGTGAGCGTAAGTGGCAAGGTATTGAAAATGTAATTGCAAGTATTCGTGAAGAGATTGATTTCATGGAAGATTTGCGTAAAAAAGTTTTAGAGAACCATGACACACCTGCTGAACTAATAGAAGAAGAAGAGTAGGGCCTAGATTTGAAGACAGAAGGACAGAAGCAATCCAGAAAGCATGAGGACCGTTTAGCCAAGAAGGTAAGCGGGTCACGTACTGCAGCATCTGGAGCATTCTGGTCACGAAAAGGAGATGTGCGGTCAAGCGACCTCTTGATTGAGCACAAGTGGACTGGTAAAAAACAGTGCACTGTAAAATCCGATGTCCTCAAAAAGATTATGAGAGAGGCAATCCTTGACGGGAGAATGCCAGTACTTGGTATTCACCTGGATGGAGAGAATTACGTGATTCTTTCCGAGCATGATTTCCTAGAAATGAGGGAGAAACTAAAGGATGCCTAATACATGTACAACGACGAAGACCCATGGTGGTCGCACGCCCAATGTAAAGGCGCTGCACCTAAGTCTAAGGATGATGAAGATATCTTCTATCCTCCTAGGGATAAGGAACAGTACCGAATCATTGCTGCTAAAGCCAAAGTTTATTGCTTTGGAGAAAATAAAAAGAACCATTGCCCAGTCCGTAAAGAGTGTTTGTGGGATGCGGTTGTCCGTGAAGAACCCCACGGTATTTGGGGCGGCCTCAGTCACCGTGAGAGGAACGCTTTAATTCGTAAGTGGAACAAGACCAAAAAGAAAACTAAACTAACACTTCAAGAATACATCTTTAGTAAGGACTAATAAATGGAAAATGACCTAAAACGCTTTTTAGATGCTAAGAAGCGTGAGCCACGTTTACTCGGTGATATTGAACGACACTTAATGCGCCGTCCACTAGGAGACCGTTCTACAACGGTTCTTCACCCATCTGAAATGATTAAGAACGATTTCTGTTACAAGTATTCGTATTACTTGATGACAGGTGGGGAATCAAAAAACGAGAAGCCAAACCTACGTTTGCAATCAATCTTTGATGAAGGACACGCAATTCACCACAAATGGCAAAACTGGTTTCACGAAATGGGAAACTTGTACGGTCGTTTTGAGTGTAAGCACTGTCACGAATCAGTGACTGGTATTTCTCCTACAGTCTGTGAGAAGTGTGGTGATACCCGTATGGAGTATAAAGAAGTTATTTTGGTTGATGACAAACTCCGTATTGCAGGTCATACAGATGGATGGATTAAGGGAATTGGAAATGATTGCCTCATTGAAATCAAGTCTGTTGGTGCAGGCACATTCCGTTATGAAGCCCCAGAACTTCTTTTAGATAACAATGGAGACATCTTTAAGGCGTTCAACAGTATTAAACGCCCATTTAGAAGTCACTTACTTCAGGGACAGATGTATCTTGAACTGGGTAAGCGTATGTTTGGCGATGAAGCACCAAACGAAATTGTTTTCTTGTATGAACTTAAGGCTGACCAATCGTATAAAGAGTTTACGGTTAAAGCAGATTACGAAATTGTAGACCGAATTTTCTTTAAGGCTGAAAAAGTCATTAAAGCACTTGAAGCAGAAGTTATGCCAGAATGTAACCTCAATCCAGAGGAAGGGTGTAAATCATGCAACTTGATTCCTTAACAGTCCACGACCAGTTGTTAAAGGCAAAGCAACCTGCCTATGACATGGTTAAGTTGCCGCCAGACATTACCGTTCTTTCTAGCGAACAACTGGCAGAAATGTTTACCATTCTTACTGGGTGGGCAGATTACATTGCAACCCAACTAGCAAACGCACAGATACAAGAACGTACTTTAGAAAAGAAGTTAGATAGAAAGGTTGCATCACTGTTAGTTGAAAAGATGGGTGCAAAAGAAAAAGGGGATAGAGTAACTCTTGTTAAAGCACAAATTTCAATGGATAAAGAAGTTCAAGATTTAGAAGATAAACATCACCAATCTTATGTACAACGTAAAGCGTGGGAAGTAATGTTGCAGAATCAAGAACGTGATACCACACTGGTATCAAGAGAGATTACTCGCCGTACTTCAGACCAGCGCTCATTCCGAAAGGATTATGGCACACCATGATTATTGGACTATCAGGATATGCACGTTCAGGTAAAGACGAAGTAGCAAAGATTTTAGTTGAGGAATACGGTTACACAAGAGCAGCGTTTGCAGACAAAATTAGAGAGTTTCTTTATGAGACTAATCCACAAATTGGTGGCAATTGTTTACAGCACCTCATAGATACCTATGGTTGGGAAGTTGCAAAATCTCAACCTGAAGTACGCCATTTACTTCAATCAATTGGTGTTGGGGCTCGTAAGTTACTTGGTGATGATATTTGGATATATCAAGTTTTAAAAGATTTACATCCTTCTGACAAAGTTGTAATTTCCGATGTTCGGTTTATAAACGAAGCCGAATGCATTGGCGCCCGTGGCGGAGAACTGTGGCGAATTAAACGTAATGGTGTAGAAGCAGTAAATAGTCATGTATCAGAACATGATATGGATGGATATCCTGTAGATAAAATTTTAAAGAACGAGGGTACTTTAGAAGATTTACGAACACTTGTTCGTACACGTATGGAGTTTACCCTTAATGCCAACTAAATTATTTGATAGTGGTTTACCTAAAAAAGGTGACGTAACTTTAGGTATTGACCAATCCCTTACAGGGTTTGCGTTAACCGTAATGTCTGTAGAAGACCCAACTAAACATTTAACGTGGGTATACAAATCTACTTATTTTGGAATTGAAAGATTAGTAGATATTCGTACATGGTTAATTGACAGTATGAATTACATTGAAGAAGAACTAGAACTAGACATTTTAGATATTGCAATGGAAGGAACTGTCTTGCAGTCACAAGCAGCGTTAGTTCTTGGAGAGTTATCAGCCTGTGTTAGATTGGCAATTTACGATTTCTTTGATGATGAAAGAAAATATCCGTTAAAAGTTCCGCCAATGACATTAAAGAAATACGCAGCAGGTAAAGGAAATGCTAAGAAACAAGAAATGTTATTGCAAATATACAAACGTTGGGGCATGGAATTTAGTGATGACAATGCAGCGGATGCATACGCACTGGCACGATTGGTCTCCAAAACCCATATAAATGAGATAGAAAAGGCTGTTGTTGAACAAATGTCAGATGGCAAATACAGAGACCAACCACGTATTTAGCCCTATCCTTTAGTTTAGGAGTGGCACACCACATCGAACTAAAGGACTAACAATTGACTAACACACCCGACGTAGTACCTACAGATGAGCCATTCCTACGGGTTAGCGCATCTTCTAACCCACAGAGCGTTGCATCTGCCATTGCCCACGCAATTTACGACAAACACGAGGTAAAACTACGTGCCGTAGGTGCTGGAGCCGTTAACCAAGCAGTAAAAGCAATCGCAATTGCCCGTGGTTACGTAGCCCCAAGAGGTATGGACCTTTCTTGCATCCCTGGGTTTACAACTATCGAATCTCGTGACGGAGAAATATCCGCCATTGTATTCGCCATTACAGCAAGTTAATAAAGACTTATCCTTGGACATAGATTAAGGAGTCACAATGGCATCTTGGACATCAGTAGGTCACGCAATGCGTCGTCGCATGGGCGCACCTTCAAATCATCATGAAGCGGCAGGTAAAAGCATGGCTAAAGAATTATCACCAGAGCAAGTTATTGCATCAGGCGCACGAGCATACATGGGTAGTGAAGCAGGTTCGTTCACATCACCAAGTGCAAAGCCTGCTGTTGGCAAACTAATGCCAAAAAAGAACACACAAGCAGCAGACCCAACTGCTGGCGGAAAAGCAAACCGTACAAACATGCTTGCAGGAGATGCAGCAGCATCAGAGCGTATGGGTGCTCGTTATCGTACAAGCGTAAGATTTGCACCAACAATTGACCCAGCAGCAGGCCCAACAATGGCTAGTGCAAGAACTGTTAAGTCAGTTTCAGGACGTCAAGCACCAAACTTTGACGATGGTATGAATAGCGTTCGCTAATGTCATCTATTTCATCTTCTCAATTTGGTGATGTAAGTGGAGTTGAAAAAAATCCTTACGTAACTCCTCCACTTTCATTAAGTTCAGGAACAACTGGAAGCATTTCTTCTAGATTAGCGTGGCGTAGTAATGAACGTGGCAGTTCTCCTGCTGCGTACTCAAACAAGACACGTGGAACAACTTTGAATTGGGATGATGCACCGAAAGCAAGTATGCCAACGTCAGACAAGGGCGCCAATTTCGGAGGTGCGTAATGCACGACTCATTAAGCGCTGAAGCGTTTGCACACGTTGTAAACCAAGAAGGCGGAGCAAGTCACAACATTAAGACGGCTAAACCTGCAGAGGGTCCAGGCGTTATGGTGTCTGTTCCAGGTGCAGAAAAAGTAACTAATGCACCAATAACTTCTGGTCAAGTAAAAGATTTTCGTAAAAAACACGCTAACGCTGCTTCAAATGATGAGTACCACGGTGCTTGGAAATCTGGAGAAAAAATCTTTCAAGATATTTCTAGAAAAGAAACTACGCTTGATGCTGCCCGTAAAGCAGGTTCTGCAGGAAAGCAAATTGCTGGTTATGATTTAGGCAAAACAGATGAGCGCCGCCCAGAAGGTGGAGAAATCTTTTTTGACCGCAGTGTTCCTGGTCGTGAAACAAACCCAGAGTGGAAATCAACATCAAAAGCAACAAGCACTCAAGAACGTATGCAACCAAAGCCAAAGGCTCAAGAGTTTGCAGAACAAGCACACGTTAGTCGTGGTGCCACTAATAAAGGAAAAAAAATTTCAGTTAATGAAGTTTATGCAACGATTGCAAAGAACCGTCGAAATAGAGGCGTCTAATGGCAGGCGGAGTAAATAACTTTTCACCATCACAGAACTGGCAGTCACTTGGCGGCGGCGGTATGTATGGTTATAACAACCAGGGTGGTGCAGGAACTCCTGTAGCACGTGATTCGTTAGATGCCACACGTATTGGTGTGGGACGTGTTCCATCTGCAGAATATCCAGATGGTTATCTTGGCACTATCCGCTCACGTCGTGATGACCGTTTGTTGGATAGCATCAAGTCTCGTGTTAACCAGAAATCGTATCAACGTGGCGTTCACAAAGGTGAGCGTGTTGAACCATCCATGTACTTCTGGCCTGAATCAATGGGGCCAATGAGTGGTATTCAACGTCAAATGGGTGCAATGGTTGATACATCAAACGGAGTTACTGTTTATCGTTCAATTCGTAATGCCCCACAAGTACAACTTACTTCTGCTCCTCACCTTGTTAACGATGGTAAAGCAAATACAATTGCAACAAGCCCAGGTGAAATTAACGAACGTCGTCAGGCAATGATGGCTTACTTGAAACCAGCGTGGCGCTAATGACACAACCAGTTGATGGAGTTTATGACCACACTAAACCGTGGCGTGCACCAATCCAACCTGACCAGGTAGCCAAGCGTTGGCAATACAACGGCCCATGGTCATCAAATGCTGAACGTTTAGTTTCTCAAGCGTTAATGATTATGAACATACCTGGTAAAGATATTCAAGCAATGGTTCGTCCACCACTTCCACAGATTACTTTATTTCCAGACCGTTTTGGCTATGGCGCAAGAATTGAACCAACCATTGAAGATATTGTTAGTGTAGACCGCAATTACACAGAGCCACGTGTATCATGGTATTCAGGTGGAGTTGGCGGATACAGTGCTTCTAGTAGAAATGACTTGGGTAATACCTAATGGATGATGGCGACGGCATGATTACAATGGAGTTGCAAGCAAAGAAAATTGCCGAAAATGCAATTAATTACAAAGGTTCTCACCCATGCCCAACATGTGGAATTATTATGAACCCAGTTGAGTTTATGCATAGTAATAATGGACGTTGTTTAAACTGCGTTACACAAGAACGTTACAACCGTGCAAAAAACAAGATGGTTAAGTAATGGCACGTGACCCAAAAAATCCCCACGCCAAAACACCTGCTGAAAGAAAAGCGATTCGTGAAAATAAAGGTGTTGGAGACACACCTCTTATACCATCAGTAGTTCCTTCTGATAGTACACGCCGCAGGAGAAAAAAGGCTGCTGTTGCAAAAGTAGAAACAGGGCCAACTTTTACAAAGGTAGAAGGTATTGATTCAACACGTGTATCAGGGCAAGAAGAGCAAGGTCCATCAGCGGCACCAAAACCAGTACTAAAAGGTTCACTCGTTAGCACTGGTCGCAAAATGCGTCAAACAGGATTGCGTCCTGCAAAAAACCGTGAACTTCGTAATGGTGTAATGGCGGTTACGTTAAAAAATGAAGAGCCTAAAGCACGCACAAGTAGAAAACGCAGAAAAACAAGAAGCGGTAGACCCCTTGACCCTAAGACAGGAAAAGTTGTTGTTCCTAACATTAAAAAGGGGCAAGCAGCAAAGGTTGACGGCAAAGTAGTTCGTGTTGATGAGTCAAACATTGAAGCAGCAAAAAGGTCAGCAGTAACAACTGTCCTTCCAACTGCTGGTCCAGAAGAGCAAAAGAAAACCTATGAGTTGCCAGGTGCTCCACAAACTGTTGCGGAACAAGGATACTCACAATCAGGTCCAGAGCATCATGAGCGCCTCAAGCAACTGACAGGCAAAGCATTTTTACATCTTGGTCGTATGCAATCCACTCATGGCACTGATGAGTACCACTCCCATCACGCAGACTTTAACGAAACCCATGCCCATGTAGCACAACTAGACCACAGCATGGGTGAAATCCTAAAAATGGCTCACACAGCAGCCTCAAATCCTAGCCATCCTGATTCTCCTAAGCAGTTTGCATACGCAAAACAAGCCGCAGGTGAGAGACTAGGACTTGGTAAAAAGACTATGGATGCTCGTACAGAGCGTTCACAGGCAGGGCGTGCCAAGCGCATGGAACGAATTCGAGCAGAACAAGCAGCGAAAGAAGGACAGTAATGTTATTTAACGACCGCCGTAAGGCTAAGAAAGCCGCAAGTGCTACAACCAAAGCACAGATTTCTGCTATGGCAAAGGCAGGAACTTTGAGAGCCACTAAAGCGCCTACAACAGGTTCAACAGAGTTTAATCGTAACGAACGTGCTGATGTAGGAAAAGAAGCCAGAGGCACTTATGATAATCGTTCTAGAAAAGAACAATATGCAACAGCAGCAAAGATTGTTTCAAAAAAAGAAGACGTTAGAGGGTATGACGCACCTGCTTATCGCAAGATGCAAGAACCAGGTTATAAGAAAGGTCAGAAGTAATCATGACAGTTAACTCATCACGTTCAATGAACGCAGGCTTAGATGCAGGCGCAACAGATGGCAAGTACCGCAAGGCTCGTCCAGATACAGAGGTAACCCCTGGTCTAGGTGACGAAGCAACGATTGACAATCGTCAATCACTCAACCCATTTTATGGTTATGGTTTTCTAACATCTGAGTACCCAAACAAAGTAAACCCAGGTAAGTAATCATGGAGTTTAATGACCGTCGTAGACAAGGCGTACTTTCTTCAGCAAATACTTTAAGAAAAGGTTTGAAAAACAAACAACGCTCTATGAAAGCAACCGCAAGTTTAACTGGGGAACCAGTTGCTGGTTTAGGTAAACATAAAGACCCCGTTTATTTGTTGAAAAACGCTATGAAAAATGAGTACACACTTAACGACGGAAGATTAACTTCACGTACAAGAAACAGAGGTAAGTAATCATGGCTATTATTCGTAAAGGTGACAAAGTTGCTGAAGAAGCACTTAAAAAACGTGCACTTCAACAAAGCCGAAATAGAATGATGGCTTCTGATGAAAAGAAGCGTAAGGCTGGATTAGAGTTTGCTGGAACAAAAAGAGTTACAAAAAAAGCAGACGGAAAAACAAAGGCTACAAAACTTAGTATCAAAAAAAGTATTAGAACAACTAAGTCTGAGTCTCCAGTTAGTGGTAGCGCAATTACAGAGGCAAGAATTTTTGAAATTAAAGACAAAGTTAAAAGAGATGCTGCGCTAAAGAAGTTTAAAGGACGCGATTAATCATGCCTAAAGTACCTAATAGAGCACCAAACTCTAAACGCAGAATAACAAAGTCACCTACACGAGATGAGATGGATGCTGCACTAGGTGAAGAATACTCCAATGAAGAATTAAACAGAAAAATTCAAAAACGTTTTGCAAGTGAACAACCTAATTATTACGAAGGTTAAGAAAGCGATGGGAAAATAATGGCTAAAACAACAGTTTCAGGAGATTCACCAAAGCGTCGCAATTATAGCGATATGACTGTTAACAAAGTTTCTCCTTCTGGTGCCTACGAAGTAAGCAGCATGGTTGATGGTTACTTACACAGCCAACAATTTCAAGGTTACACTAAAAGAAACGCTATGAAAAAATATCACGATGACAGACAAAAAGGACAGGGTAAATAATCATGGCTAAAAGAACTTCTAATACAAAGGCTGGACCACTCATCCAAGGACGAGAAGAGTTCAAAGGTTCAAACATGGAAGGCGTCAAAGGTGCACCATCTTCACACGGTTGGCTATCTGGCACACAGTTTTCAAAACAACTTGAAGAAGTAGCAAATACAACTGACTACCATGTTAAGTCATACAACACACCTATTGCTGTTCACCATGAAGGTGGATGGATTTATCCAGACGTTTCTCACAGTTCACCAACTGGTAAACATCAATCAATTGTACGCAGAGCAATTGGAGTAAAAAGTGCTGCAGAAACTAAACGTGAAGCAGCAGCAGCCAAGAAAAAGGCTAAAGCAGATACAACAGAACAGAGTCTTTGGGACGCATAATCTGTTAGGATAATCGGACTATTACAAGGAGCACAATGAGTAACGTACCTTTACTTGGGCAAAAACCAACTGCAGATGAACCTATGTTTCGTTTGTTGTACTGTCTTGTCTGCGACAAATTAGAAGAATTACCTCCGTATGACGGTGACCCAGAATTAGACCATTTGTTAACAATTGCTTGTGAAGCACATGTCTTTCCATCTGGCGAGCCACACAAGGGCAAATTGTTTGTTCTTCCCTTACGAGCATGGGCAAAATCAGAGTCTAAAAAAGAAATTATTCGCCAGATTAAAGGCGGAGGTTCTAAAGGTCTTGCAGAAATTGACGATACTTTTTATGACTCACGTTCTATTTTTTTAGAAGACGCTATGTCGTGCTACGTAAAGCACAACAAACCAAAAGAAGGTTGCCCAGATTGGCAAGACAAGAGCAAACTTCTTATACCTAATACAGTTAAAGAACGTAAGGCTGAAGGTATGGCACGTTACCAAGACGAAGCAGGTCCAAAAACATACCTTTGCAATTTCTGCCCAGTATCTATTGCTGTAAACCAACGCAAGCAAAAACTAATAGAAGGAATCCGATAATGGCACAAGCAAAATACATTGTTACAATTAATGATGACGGCACTTTAGCAACGGAAACAGTTGAGGCTGGAGAAGGCATTACTCGCCAGGCAACTACTTTTGACATCTATCAAACTTCTAAAGAACTAGTCTCAGAAATTGAACATCTTCTTTTGGCAGATAGAATTGCCAAATCAGTAGCGCAATTATTGCAGCCTATAGACCCTAGTGCAGAGATTAAGTCAAAGATAATTGACGCTTTAAGCGATAGAGGCATTAAACCAACCCTAAACTAGTCCTATGTTTAGTAACTTAGTGAGTAACTCTCAACCTGTACATATTCAGGGTGCCGCTACTTCCTATTTTTCTGCCCCTGAATCAGATTTAGACCCTAAGTTATTTTCTGGAAACATCCTTAATGGATGGGTACGTAATGGACTTCTTCAATTGTTATTTGGATTTCTTAAAGAAGAGTACCAATATCCAGAATCATGGACAAACGTATGGGTTGCTGGTTCTGCAGTCTCATACCAGTGGTCAGCAGCACGTGAGCCAGGTGACTTAGATGTACTTATAGGAATTGATTACATTACCTTTCGTAAGTTGCACGCTGAATACAACGGGTTGTCAGACGTTGAGATTAGCCGTATGTTGAATGAAGATTTCCGCACCCACCTTCAACCAGACACAGAGAATTGGAATGGGTTTGAGGTTACATTCTATGTTAACCCAGGTGCAACAGACATTCGTCGAATCAACCCATACGCAGCCTATGATTTAATCCATAACGAATGGACAGTTGAACCTTCTAAAGAAGGTGCGCCACACAACAAGGTTTGGGATGAATTTGCAAAACGTGATTTAAATATGGCAACTGAGATTGTTGCTCGTTACTCTAAGGCTATCGGCAAGTTAAACGCAGCCCAGAACGATGCAGCCCGCCGTAACGCAGAGACAGCAATGCACAACGCACTGATGCAAGGAAACGCATTGTTTGAAGACATTCACAGCGCCCGTAAGTTTGCGTTCAAGCAAGAGGGTGAAGGTTATAAAGATTTTAACAACTATAGATGGCAGGCTGGTAAGAAGTATGGAACAGTGGCTGCCCTAAAGAAACTGTCTGGGTACTGGTCAGCATACAAAGCGCAGGAAACAGAAGAAAACTATGGCATTGAACTGCCAGATACCCAGACCCTTATTAGGAGAGCAGCAACGTATAGGGCCAAAGGATGAAAGAGCACACATACCCAGACCCAAATTATCCAGCAAACCCTAATCTGAGTCCAGCACAATTTAATGTACTGAACACTTTGAAAGAAGGAGACGTAGTTTCTTTTAGAGGGCAAGGAAACAAAGTGTTTGGTAAAAAACACACGGTTTTGTCTGTAGACCGAAGCGAACCGTATGTAGTGCACGTTCACAGTCTGCCTGTAACCGATACTAGAAAAACAACAGACAGTAGGTATGTCACTAACGAACATTCGTATTCCACGCCTAATCTAAAAGGGATGACTTACAAGCATTCTTTTGCTCCAAATAACCCAGATGGTTGGGCACCACACGAGATTAGGAAACATTAAAGAATAAATGAACATACTCGTATCACTAGACGGCGTACTAAGTTCGGAATCTGGGGAACCAATCCGAGCAGGAGTAATCCTTTATTACGCTTTAAACAACGCCCATAGAGTATCTCTTACGACAAGTCGTAAACGAGAAGATGCTGAACAATGGTTACAAAATCATGGAATCATTAACTATGATGAGTTGTACGATGCATCTGCTCACTTAGAGGGTGAAGACCTAAAGAAAAGACAGTTTCTTTTAGCACGTTCAAAATCTCCCCTTGAGATGTATGTTGATGCAGACCCTTCAATGTGTGCTTGGGCATTCGAAGTACAAAATGTAACCGCTTTATTGTTTAGCCATCCTGGGTACATAAAGGTAGAGAATCGCCCAGATGCTCCAACCAAAGTACGTAGGTGGGCAGACATTGAAGCCTCAGTCAACCGTGTAAACACGGCAAAGGCTAAAGACGCTCAACGTCCTAAAGAACAAGACTTCTGGGCAGAGCCTGGAGTATGAGAGTAATATTCTCTGGTGCTGAGGTAGGAAGTAATCGCACCCTTTTAGAAGGTATGAAAGTTGAGTTGATGGGACTCAACTTTTGGGGACTGCGCAAAAGAGGTTTGCCTAAAACCAAAAGATGGTTAATCTCAGAACACTTTGATGCAAGTACCCTGGTGGTCATTGAGTCAGGAGCGGCCCAGGCAGACAAGGCTGGACTCTCTAAAGAAGAGTTAACTTCTTTAGCCATTGAGTATCAAGAGTTCCTTGTGGATAACTCTGAAAGAGCATTTGCCTTTACCGAGTTTGACTCATTGGTTCTGGGACAAGCGTGGGTAGAAGCACAACGCCCTTTCTTTGAGAACGACCCTAAACTATGGGTAGTTTGGCATGAAGAATACGGGCTACCAGCCCTCAAAGCCATGTCTGAAAAACACCAAAACGTAGTCATTCCCAACGACGAAATTGAGGCTGTTACTAGCCTCTCAGCGGTCACCAGAGGCTATCAAAGGCAGTTTGGCACCCAGTACCATGCCCTAGCCTGCGCCAAGCCTGACAACCTAAGACAGGTACCATTTGCCACCGCCAGCACATTGTCTTGGCTTTCTCCTATGAGACGAGGCGAGACTATTGTCTGGGATGGCACTAAGTTAAACCGTTATCCCAAGAAGATGAAAGCCCAAGCAAGACCCCGTTACAAGTCTGTAGTAGAGAAGGCAGGGTTAGACTATTTAGCGTTTAACCAAGATAGTACCTTAGAAGCAACTAAAGTAGCAGTTTGGTCATACCTAAGATTGGAAGCGTTCATGGACAAGAAAACTCCTGATTTACACATCATTGATGGTGGTAAAAAAGACATAGTATCTGATAACAGTGATACCCCTCTACTATCAGGTTTAGGGGAATTAGGGGGGTACCTTTCTGATAACAGTGACCTTGACATGCGGAAAAAAGAACCAACAGAATTAGTCCAAAGAGCCCCAGAAGAGATACAAAACCTACCTGTTTTTGGGTACAAGATGAAGACTGTTGTAGAGACAGATGACGATGGACGTGACGTTCTAAAAGACGTTCCAGTCATTAGCAATCAATCCTCATCTTTGCGCCAGTGCGACACGTGTTTTGTTGCGGCTAATTGCCCAGCCTTTAAACCTTCAAACACCTGTGCTTTCAACCTACCAGTAGAGGTAAAGACTAAAGAACAATTGAAAGCCTTGCTAACCACAATCATTGAAATGCAGGGTCAAAGAGTTGCTTTCATGCGTTTTGCTGAAGAAATGAACGGTGGATACGCAGACCCTAATCTATCCCAAGAGATTGACCGCCTTCTTAAATTGGTAGGCAACGTTAATGAGATGGACCAAAACAAAGAGTTCATTCAGATTACTGCTAGTCGTCAATCTTCAGGTGGAGTTCTATCTGCCATCTTTGGAGACAGAGCCCAAGCCCTTAAAGAACTTCCAGAAGCACTTAGAGAAGATACTGTTACAAGAATTATTTCTGAATCTATAGAAGAGTAAGTTATCTGATAACAGTAAGTGGAGAGTAGTGGAACAAGGTGGAGCGGAGTGGAGTGAGGTTTAGCACTCCTGCAAGTCAGTAAGTACTCCACCAAGTTAACAAGTGCATGATAGGTTTTCTTCCGTCACAATAGGGCTCCTTGTTGAGGGGTATATTCAATTAAATAGAAATGGTGGTCGTTAAATGGGGTTGTTCTCTTTTGAACTAGCAAACGAATTCGTAGAGTCCTATAAGGCTAAGAAGGCACCATTTGGGTATAGAGATGCAGGGGGAAACTCTGTAGGGGAGATTACTTTTCTTCGCACCTATTCTCGCTTGAAGCAAGATGGTACTAAGGAGACATGGACGGATGTCTGCCAACGAGTTATCAATGGCATGTACTCCCTTCAGAAAGACCACGCAAAACTTAATCGCCTTCCATGGTCAGATGCTAAAGCAGCAGCCTCAGCAAAGGAAGCCTTTGACCGCCTCTTCAACTTAAAGTGGACACCACCAGGACGAGGCTTATGGGTAATGGGCACACCCTTAGTTAATGAACAGAGAAACTCTGCAGCGTTGCAGAACTGTGCTTTTGTATCTACTGGGTCTATGACAAAGACAGACCCAGCCAAACCATTCGCATTCCTTATGGAAGCCTCAATGCTCGGAGTGGGCGTTGGCTTTGATGACAAGGGTGCAGACAAGGAGTTTAATATTTATGAGCCACAACAAGGCGACACCATTATCATACCTGACACCAGAGAAGGCTGGGTTGAGTCAGTTGCGACCCTCCTCAATTCCTACCTCAAGCCAGATACGAAGACTCCAGTATTTGATTACCAAGAAATCCGTCCAGCAGGTACACCAATTAAAACCTTTGGTGGAACCGCAGCAGGACACGAACCGCTAGAGAAGTTACACCAGTACTTACGTCAGATGTTTGAGGGTCGTGCAGGTGGCAAACTTACTCGTCGTGACATTGCAGATATTGGAAACATGATTGGTGTCTGTGTTGTATCAGGCAACGTTCGTCGTTCTGCTGAACTGCTTATGGGACGCATTGACGACCAAGACTTCCTTAACCTAAAGAACTATGAAAAATACCCAGAGCGTATGTCTCATGGGTGGATGTCAAACAACTCTGTTGAGGTATCTGTAGGTCAAGACCTTTCTCCAATTATTGATGGCATTGCTCGCAATGGTGAACCTGGAGTTATTTGGATGGATGTATCTCGTCAGTACGGACGACTTTCAGACCCAATCAACAACAAAGACTGGCGCATTGCAGGTTACAACCCCTGTGCAGAACAATCACTTGAATCATACGAGTGCTGTACTTTGGTAGAAACTTACCTTAATCGCCATGACTCATTAGAAGATTTCAAGAGAACATTAAAGTTTGCTTATCTTTATGCAAAAACTGTGACTCTTATTCCTACTCACTGGCAAGAAACAAACGCCATTATGCAACGCAATCGTCGTATTGGAACTTCAATTTCTGGTGTAGCAAACTTTGCAGATAACAATGGTTGGTCACAACTTCGCACATGGATGGATGAAGGCTATAGAGTTATTAAGGGTTACGACGTTAGTTACTCTGAGTGGCTTGGCATTCGTGAATCAATTAAAACTACAACTGTAAAGCCATCAGGAACAGTTTCAATTCTTGCTGGTGAATCTCCTGGAGTTCACTGGGCATCAGGTGGTAAGCACTTCCTTCGTGCTATTCGTTTTGCAAACTCTGACCCAATGCTTCCGCTATTTGAAATGGCGAAATACAGAGTTGAACCTGCTGCGGAATCACCTGAAACTACAAGTGTTGTTTTCTTTCCTGTAGAGACTAATGCTAAGAGAGCAGAGAAAGATGTAACTATCTATGAAAAGGTAGCACTTGCTGCTGCTGCTCAACGATACTGGTCAGATAACTCTGTATCAGTAACAGTTACTTTTGATGCAGATAAAGAAGCAGAAAACATTGAGCCTGTGCTTCACATGTATGACGGACAACTCAAGACAATTTCTTTCTTGCCTATGGGTAACCACGTCTATCCTCAAATGCCTTACACGCAAATTACTGCACAAGAGTATGAAGATTTTACAATGAAGTTGTTCCCTATTGACTTCAGCGGTGTTTATGCAGGTATGGCTTCAGATGCAATTGGTGAGGCTTACTGCACTACTGATGCTTGTGAAGTTAAACTTATTAAAGACAACCTATAACTTCTAAATAAAAAAGCCCCTCAATTATTGGGGGGCTTTTTCTTGTTGTTATTAGGAGGAGGAGTACGCAAACGCTTCTTTGCTAACTGAGCAGCACGATTGGATTTGCTTCTATCTGCTTTTGCTTTTGCTTCTCCTTCTACTTTCTTTTGGCGCAGTATTACTACATCAAGAGGCTCACGATGAACTGTTGCTTCTTTAACTTTGTTGTTACGAACAGTAACTCTAATGACATGGTCTTTAGAGGAGGGGTGACGACTTACGTAGGAAACATCACCATTGGGAAGTGTGTTCGAAGCACCTACTCGTGTTGCGTAGGAAATTTCATCTGAACTTGCATTAGCCATGTATAAAGAATAAAGAAAAACCCCGACAGTTAGTTGCTATCGGGGCTATGACTTCTTTTACTTACCTTTAATAGAGGCTACTTTTTGGTACCCAGTCTTCTTTTTGTTCCTTGAGCCAGGTAACTTACCCCCAGGGCCTTTATGTCCTGCTTGTCGTGCTGCTAAGCCAGCATCAATTTTCATTTGGTTCTTCTTCGCTCCCATTGCTTTCCCTTCTGCTAAGGCTTTTACTTTACCATAAATGAGAAAGCCCCACCATTTCTGATGGGGCTTCTCGTGTCGCTTCTGCTATTGCTTTGTAGGAAACTTGCTCATCCATTCTTTTACTTTGGGTGAGGTAATTCCTTTCCATGCTGTCCAGTTTTCTCCGCCATTGCTCATGTGATAAGCAACTTGGGCATTGACAACAGGGTTCAGCAAGTCAGAGTTTGACTTTAAGCCAAATTGTTCTCTTCTATCAACTCCTAATTCGCCAAGCATGTTTACTTGAAACATGCCGTAGGAGTTATCACCAGTATTGGTGTTCCCGTTGTGGGCAAGGGGACGTCCATTTGATTCCTTTTTAGCAATCGCCCACGCTTCCTTAAGGTCTTGACCTTCGAAACCGACTGCTGATAACAACTCAACTAACTCTTGGTCAGTCAAAGTATTAGCGTTCTCATACTTCTTTAGAATTGTTTCTTTTACTACTAAGGCTTGTGCTTTAGTTGGTGCTATGGCTTCTGTTGTTCCAGTAACCACAAACCCAAAGGCTAGTAGCATTACACCACCACCTATTCCTAATGCTTTCAACCTTGCTTTTGCTTGTGCTTTGCGTATTTCTATTACTTTTACAGAGGCTTTTGCTAAAGACCCTGCTCTTGCTTTCGTTTGTTCTTTCATCTTTCACTCCAAAAAGTCGCTGACAACCTCGGCTGCCTTTGACTGCTGGTGACGGATTCGGTGTAAATACCTTTCCGTCGTTGTGATTGACTGATGACCTAAACGCTCTTTAACCTCATGAACATCAACTCCCCCCTTCAAAAGAAGAGTGGCGTTAGCATGTCTAAGGTCGTGCGTTTTGGGATACCAACCAATACCTGACTGGGTTATGGCTTCGTTCCAGGTAGTTCTCCACCTGTCACGAGGTAAATGTCTTTTGCTATTGCTTTGGCTTCTGCTATTGCTTCTGCTATCGCTTTCGCTAAGGCTTTTACCTTTGCCTTTCGCTTTGTCCTTTCTGTATTGACTGCGGTATTCCTTTACCGCTTGCTTACATTGGCTACACCTACACCCACCAACATTGTATGAATACGCTGTTGAGTGCTGAAAGGTCTTGTTTCCCTTCATGTAAGGCTTCCCTTTGCTTTCGCTAGGGACATTCATTCTACCCTCATCTATGACGAGGTTCTTTGAAAAGACTAACTCGTCTTTTGCTAGTGCTTTTGCTATGACAAAGGCTTTGATTTCGGCTATGAGGTTTGCGCTTAGGGTTACTGTGCGCTTATGCCCGTTTTTTGTGGCGGGTATGACTATAAATCTTTCTCCATTGTTTAATTTTTTTCCAACATCACTTACGCTTCGTCTTACATAAACTTCTTTTGATTGGAAATTGAAGTCTTTTACACGCAGTTCTGTGGCTTCTCCAAACCTAAGTCCTGAGCCTACGAGAAACCTAGCAAATAGGCGTGAGCCTTCTGTGGGTAAGTTCTTTAGCACCTTTGAGAAGTCTTTAGCCTCTAGCGTGTAGGTCGGGTCTGGTCTGCTTACGGGGGTCTTTATGCGGTGGGTTGGGTTGATTGGGATTACCTCATTATCAACTGCTTGCCTAAATAGATAACCTAGTGCAGTTTTGAGGTGAGAGATTGTGCTTGGACTTATCCCTTCGGATTGCAGATTGTCCAACATCTTGCGTATGTCTTGCTTCTTGATTGACTTAATTTTTTTGCTGCCGATAACAGGTAGGGCATACTTCTTTAGAAGGATTGAATAGTGCCTTCTTGTTGCTAGTCGGACATCAGTTCGCTTCATAAGTTGTTCAACATAGGTGGCTATTGTGTCTTGGTATTCGGGCAGAACATCAAGCGAACCTTCCTCTGCCAACAGGCTTGCTTGCAAGGCTTTAGCCCTGCTTGGGAATGTGCCTACCGATTTGGCTTTGCCTGTGTCTAGGCTCTTGTAATAGCCTGTGAAACGGCTTCCACGCTTGACTACATACGCCATGAAACGCCCCCTTTGCGCTAGGAATAGAACAATACCTACTGGTGAGTAACTTAGCAAATCAAAAAAAAGGGGGCAGATAGCCGATTGGCTACCTGCCCCCTTTGGGTGCTAAAGAAGTTACGCAACTTTCTTTAACGATTTGTATTGCTTGGTGCGCTTCACCTTATTGCTAGTGTCTTTATCTTGTAAAGACATTTGGAAACGCCATGAGTTAATTTCTAAGTGTGTTTTTATTCTATGACAACTAGAACAACGAACAACACACTTCTTTATCTCTTTCTTTAGTGCCTCAATAGTGGCGTTGTTGTTGAGTGCTGTGCCTATGTCAAACTTTTTGCTATAAACATGGTCAAACTCTAGTGCTAACACATTGTTCTCACCACAATCCACGCATGGGTGCTTCTTTAGATAGTTGAATACCAACTCTCTTGCACCTGCATTTCTAACTGCATGATTTACTTTTTGGCGGTTAGAAACACAAGGCTTGCACTTACCTTCCCAACCTTCTTTACCATTGGCTTGTGTCTTAGGTTGGAATTGAGATAACGGCTTTGCTTTGTTACAACCATTACAAGGTCGCTTGCCTTGCTTTAGAAGTTCTTTACGCTTTGCCATTCGTTGAACAGAACCTTTACGGAAGGTTGCAAAACACTTTTTGCACCTTGCTCTCTTGCCGTAAAGACCCTGCGTGTGCTTGTTGAACCTAGATAGCGGTAGCGGATAGAAACACCCGATACACACCTTTGTTCTTTTAGGCGATTGAGTTACCCCCTATCTCGTAGTGTGTCTTGAATACAGTTGTAGCAGAACCACATAACAACTTCATTAACACTATCTCTGATTTCTTTACCATTGGCATACACGCCTTGTTGCTCACAATTATCGCATTTGTCAATGCGGTCATTGGGAGTTATTTTTCTCATGGATACATAACCCATTATTGTTCTCCTTCCATGATTGCTAGTGCTTCTTGGAACGCCTCTGACTTTGCTTTGTGGTAACTAACTGTTCCCTGCTTGAAAACTCTCCCCATGCGTTCCAGCCTTTGGTGGTGTTCTATTCTTTCAAGTAGTTTTACTTTTAGTGCTTCCATTTACTTTTTCCGTTCATCTCTTAGTGCTACTTGCAAGGTGCGAACCTTCTTTAGCAACTTGCCATGCTCTCTGATACTGATAACCATTACAAGACATGAACCTGCTAGTGCAATAGTTATACCTATGAGTGTTCCTGTATCTAAATACATTTACTTCCCCTCTCCT